GATTCTTGAACAACTTTATTTCCTGTGTAATGGTCACCTCTTACTGTTTCATCTTCTAATATTATATGGTCTTCGGTTGTTGAAGTTGAATCTTCAGGAGTAATACCACCATTTACGATAGAAACTTCAGCAGAAGCCCCGCCGCCATTTGTGTTTGCATTATTAAAAACTAAACTATCGCCTATTTCAAAACCTGTTCCTGCGTCATCAATTATAAAATCTGTAATACCACCATTACCTACAGCGTTAATTTGAATTATTGATCCGTTACCTCCACCAGTTATAACAACATTATCATTTTCTGCTGATAAAAATCCATCATTTGTAATTGATATTGTTCCTGGTATACCTGAAGTGGTCGCCTTTATAAAAGATATTGAGTCATCTGTTTCTGTGCCTCTTACTTCTTCACCTGTTTGAAAAGTACCTTGTATTGTATCACCATTCAATGTAAATTCAGTAATCTCATTTGCACCGATTTGAAATTTAGATACAGCTTCTACAATCGCTGTAGCACCAGATGTTTGACCTGTTATTGTTCTACCTACTAATAAAGATGTATCAGAACCAGAAAACGCAATTGCTCTTAATATTTTATTTGTAGTCCATTTACCATCTGATACACGCAACATATTTTCTCTAGGGTAAATAGTTTCAGATGGTAGATTAAATAACATTCTAAAAAATATTTCATGGCCTCTTGTTGTTCCTTTTGCTCTATAAACAGATTTAATATTTTTTATTAGTTTTCTTTTGTCGACCGCTTCATCTAAATTTTCTGGAATGGTATTTAAAAACTCATTTCTAAATTTAGTTAAAAAATTTGATATTACTTTATCTGGATCTCTGAAGTCTAATAATTCTTGAATAGTATTTACAGGATTAGGTTTGTAATCATTTAATATCGCTGTTGCATTTGAACTAGCACCTACAATTTCTTCACCATCTATAAATTTATTTTGAGCAGATATGTAAAGACAACCATTTGCTAAATCTTCTTTTAATATTACAGCAGTTGCTTTAGAAGTAGAACCTGTAATTGTTTCACCTCTAGTAAATTTACCATAAGTTGAACTTTCTAATATTACTTTATCACCAGAGTCTAGTTGTGTTCTATCTGTATCTAAACGAGAAGCGTCTAAAAGAAGTGTGCTTGTATTTGAACTTAATTCAGATTCTAATTGAATACCATCAGTTGTCTGAACACTTGTTACGGTAATCTTTGCCGATTCCATAAAAGTGAAATAAGATTTTACAAACTCTAAAAATTTAGGGTGGTCAGCAACTACAAATTCTGGAGCCTGACTGTTTATGAGATTGGATATCTTATCAGTAAATTTAGCCATCTGATAAATCCTTAATAACTACTTGTTGTCGTATAACCTACACCAGCGTCAGCTGAACCACCAACGAAAGTATCTGCCTCTACTGTTATTGTTGAATTAGCTGTATCTATATTTAATATTTGATCTCTTACAGGTACAACATCATTTGATTGAGGCGTAACTGTTAATTCTATAACCGTTGAAGCTGCACCTCTAATATTTTCTACAACTGATACATTTAAAGAGTTTATTGTTATTGCACCAGTTGAATAGTCTATCGTGCCTTGTGTATTATTAGCATATGTTCTAGTAGAACCTGATAAACTATATCGTCTAATATTACCTTGACCATCATCATCTAAAAAGTAAATCGTATCTGCGTCACCATCTATTTTAAAACCTGTTGAACTTAATATACCGCCAGCAGCTGCATTATGTCCTGAGTGTGGATTAAATAATGCGTTTCTAAAAAATACATTATATTTTGTTGATACAGTTAAAGTAGGTGTAAAATCTTTTCTTAATTTAATTGTTGTTATATTTGATACAATACTATTATCTGTATTGTCAATTAAACCGATAACTTTAGAATATCTAAAAACACCATCAAACTGATTTAATGTATTTGTATTATAATTACTTAATGTTGTTATAACATTTGATTTAATTGTGTCATTTGTTTTAGTTGTAGATTCTGCATTAAATTTTACATTTGAGGTTAGTAATATTGATGTTGTTTCTGGATCAACTATTTCTGGTCTTACTGATACAACATTAAATTTTCTTAATTGTGTTTTAATACTTTCTTTTGTTGAGTTAGTTAGTGTAGAACCTGAAATAGGTTTGATTGCAATTTTAACTACACCGTATTGTGGTGTTTCATCATCTTCACCACCCCATGCACTAACTGATTGAGCATTTGCATAAACTGATTTTACAATTGTTTCATAATCTTTTGATGTTACCGCTCTGTCTTGTGATGTGTATTGTAAAGGCGCATTAAATCTAATTGAATCTTTTGTTTGTGCTTCTGATCCGTTAGCTGCATTACCAGTTGTTGTGATTGTAACATCTGAAAAACCATCTATGTCACCTGATAAAGTAAATGTACTTGCACCATTAGCCTCTGTTTTATTTGTAACAATATATTCTAAAACTATTATATTACCATCAACTGGTTTTTTACCTAGAACACCATCACCAAAATAAACTTCATATCTACCATCATCATTTTCTTGTAAGAAGTAAGATTTAGTTGTATCATTTAATCCTGAAAAACTATTTACTAAACTATAAACTTCAGTTGTAGTATCGCTAGATGAAGTTTGAACTGAAACTTTTAAAGTTGATGTATCTGCGTTATTACTAGGTATGATAAATTTTTGGTCAACATCATTTGTATCTACTGTATATTTAAAAGTAACTAAACTACCCTCAAATACATTTACATTATCAAATTGAAAAACACCAGCATTTGGTTGAACTGAAAAAGATTGATTAGTTACGAATTGATATGATGTGCCATCAACTGAAGTTGTAAACACCGTTCCTTTATCCATTGTTAATGATGTTGTTGTTGAGGGAACATTATTTACTTTTACACTTAATACTGCGTTTGAGGCTCTAGCAGATGTTGGTGTATAACCTAACATCTTAGCTAATGATACTATATTTTTTCTTATGTCTGCTGAATCTAGATACATTTCATTTGCTAACATATTAGCATTGAAACCTAGATAGTGTGTATTGTATGCTAGTAAGTCTAATAGAATTGCAAAACCAGAACCTTCAAAGTCATAATCTTGAAATTCTGATTGACCTTGTAAAAAGGTTTTTAAATTTAATTTTACTGCGTCAAAATCAAAGTCTGATACAGATAGTTTGTTTGAAGCCATTTACTTACCTAATTCTTTGTAGTGTTGTTGTTACAGAAACGGGGTTTGGTAAATTTAACACATAAAAATTTATCACAACATCTATTGCGTTTCTATCTTCTTGTTCATTCACTTGTATTGAAGAAATACGAGCTCTTGGCTCATAGTTATTTAAAACTTCTTCAATCTTTCTTCTTATGAATATTCCAGTCATTGGTGTGTATTGTTCAAATAACAAATCTCTCACACCACAACCTAATTCTGGATGAAAAGGTCTCTCATAAAATTGAGTGTTAACTAAATTTCTAACACTTCTTTTTACCGCTTCAACATCTTCTATTTTTACAATATCATTTGTAACAGGATGTCTGGCAAAGTCTAAATTAAGGTCAACATAAGTCCTAGTTGCCTTTTTACTTTTATTAATAGATGAAGCGTCATAATTTGCCATAACGGTAATATTTATACGAGTTTTTTAAACTAACCTGAGAAAACATTAGGAGAACCGGCAGCCACGCTAGTACAACCCGATATTGCGTCACCAACTCTACCGATACCTTTACCGTTTACTCTAACGGTTGATGAACCTGCAGCTATTGGAGCTGCATGAACTGGACAAGGCACACCGGGTAATAAATGTGCTGTATTATTATCACCTTGTCTTGAAACTGCTATGCTATTTGCAAATACATTTGGTGAACCTGCAGCTCTTGTCATTCCTGAACAATGAGCCACATCTGCGTCACCTATTCTAGTTACCGCTGGCACGACTTAATAACTCCTGTAATTTATCTTGATAACTGTCCATTTCTTTATGTTGTTCCTCTGTATGTGGTGGTTCTGGATAATCTGGCACAAAAGAAATCAAGTGATTAAAAGAAGATGGTATATCGTCAAAGTTTGTAAACTTTAATCTTTTGTTATCTTTTAAAATTACAAAATGACCAGTTAACATTATCTTGCCATTTTAGCCTTTAATGCTTCTCGTCTTCTTTCTTGTATTAATGCTTGTTTAATTTTTCTGCCAATTGGTATCGCAACATAATGGCACATTTCTTTGCCTTTTTTACTAATATACTCAACTGCTATTTGTGCGTCTTTAAAATCTGATTGTACAGACATTATTGCTTTCTTTAAACTTATAGCTTCTTTCTCTTTTTCTTCGCCGGCGTCATTCCAGAATTTAAATATTCTCATTTTTGCCATAATTTACTCCATATCGTATTTTGTTTCTGATTCTATGTCAGTTTCACATTTACTGCAACGACAATGTTTACAAACTTCTCTCATATATGACTCTCCTGTGTAGCCATCTTCATCTTCAACTGAATATGGTACGCCACAATGAGAATTATGTCCACAATTATTGCAATAAGTCATAAAACTATTTATCCTAGAAATTGCAAGCTGCTTTTAGTTGTTGTAACTCAATTCTTTTCATGTCATCTAGCGAATCAAGCGCTGAATCTGCAATATTTTCGTAATCAGGCGACCATTTGCAATCGATTCGCTTTGATTTTGTTGATATTTCGCCGGTTTTGTAAGAAAAACTGCAAGAATTGATGAATAAGAACAAAAATAGAACAAAAAAAGTCAAAAAATGTTGATTTATAACGCTTTTTTGAGTGATTTTTTTCATTTTTCTCGCTTTTTTCGCTTGACTTTAGTATTTATCTATGGTAATATGGTTACATAATTTGAAAGGAAACACTATGAACACATTTTTTAGTATTACAACAATTATGGCTGCTATTTTAGCAGTTGGTTCAATTGAGGATTGTGGCGGTCATTGTTTAGGCAATGAAAACTGGACAATGTTCTTTATTTGCTTGACAATTACCATAATTTCTGGTATAATGACTATATTAACACTTAACAAAGGACAATAAACTATGATAAAAGTAGAAAAAACAGCAAAGACACTAGACGAAGGAATTAAAAACCTAATGGCTGGTGCTAAATTAGATTATGAAAGAATGTCAACTAGAAACGGTCAAACAGAATTGACAGGTTATTCTAAAGAACAAG